CCCGTTACACTGTCAGAAGAGAATCGAACCATGACATTGGGCAGTGCTTGCATTTCAGACAAAACCATTTGAAATTTAGGGAATTTGTGCATGCGAGTCGGTAACCAATGCTTGACCCAAGGTGTCCTCTTCATCACTTCGAGAATCTTTTCGGCAAGCCCTAGCGTGTACATATCACCCGAATCAAACCACCGGAAATAACGGTCAGAATCCAGTGCTTTGACCATATCATCAACCCATTCGAGTCGCTGCCAGTCTTCCCGATTCTCAATGCGTGGTGCTTTAACGTTCGGGTACCGATAGTTGCCTGTGGTGGCGTAGCATCCCTTGCATGCGTCAACTAGCACGCCAGGAGATGCAAGGGAACCAGGGCAAGTGTCCAGGGCTTGCAGCGACCACGAACGGATTCCGTCTAGCTTGGATGTGACACTGATACGGATTGCCATGATGTCCTCTGTAGGTTGATGGTGTACTGATTGTGTCTGTGTTGTCTGTGCAGTCTATAGGGATAAACCCTTACTTGTTAACGCAGTGTTCATCGTAGGCATCGACCAAGCATTCGTAGTCTACATTGTAGGCAGACGCAACGCTCCAGGCCTCATCAGGGAATTCTGAGTCGCGTGTCTGCAAACGTGTCAGCAGACGCTCAAGGGCTTGTTCGATGTCTGCTTGCTTGGTGCTGGGCTTCTTGCTCATGGTGTTGATCCTCTGTTGCTCGCTTGCGTGATTGCTTGCGATGTCTGTACTGTAGCAGACTTCAATACCTGACGCAAGTGTAGGGTTTATTGTATTTTTCAATGATGGCCTGGGACTCGATAGGTATTTCAGAGTGACGCTATAGGCACCTCCATCGCCTCCCACGCCTGCAAGATTCATGCCAGACAAACGCATTTGTTCCATGCAAATTCCATGCCAGGCACTATGCTGCAATGCACAATGATGCATGTGGACATCCTGTGGATAACTTCAATGCGAATGCGAATCATTCTCAATAGACTTCATCAGTACACTGACGATCTAAGACCATGCAAGATCCGTGCCAGCCTATGAAGACACCGGGGGAGGGGTTGGCGCTTGTGAGTTTATTTTGGTGGAGCCTACAACGTTCACAAAAAAGTAAAAATAGACCTAAGAAAATTAGGGACAGAGTCGTCATGTAAGACACTGTAAGTCATTGTCAGTGTTAGAAAAATGGGGACAGAGTCAAAAGAAACGGTGACGGAACATGGACACCCTGGAAGGGAGACATTAGAGGGAGCAAATGAAAGAATTTTAACAAAAAGACAAAAAACTTGTAAAAAGCATGCCGTCAACCATTGTGCGTCAATAGCTTTGTGTGGTACAATAGGTACTTAGAAGGAAACGACATAGGCACTAAGGAGTCTTAGAAGCCATAGAAGACATAGATGTTAAATATTATAAGTAATGTTATAAGTACTTATAATATTAACTATTAATAATTATTACTATAAGTTTACTTTATAAGTACTTATATGTACGATTGTCTCCTTAAAGGATAAAGACACATGACCAAGCCAACAGGCAATAAGATCGGAAGACCGTCTAAATCTGACCTTGTCGAAACAAAGTCACGAACTTTAGGTAAACGTGGTCGTCCCCCAGGTGATGCAGCCATTATCAATGACTATAAACTCAGGATGTTGAACAGTCCTAAGAGTGCTAAGGTCTTAGAGAAAATATACGAAGCTGCCCTTAACGATGAACATGCACACCAAGCTGCTGCTTGGAAGCTGATTGTCGATAGAATTGTCCCTGTGTCTGCTTTCGATCAAAGCAAGCAAGCTGGTCAAATGCCGTCTATTAGCATCAACATTTCTGGTCTTAATGATCCCAAGGTGTCTACGTCCGATGAGGTGATTGACGTATGACAGCCTTAAACTTTCAACTACTGAACTGGCAGAAGACTGTTTTCACCGACAATACTCGCTTCAAGATCGTGGCTGCTGGCCGTCGATGTGGTAAATCCCGACTGTCTGCGGTTACGCTGCTCATAGAGGCTTTAAACTGCCCTGAAGGCTCTAGCGTGATGTATGTGGCCCCTACGATGGGTCAAGCTAGGTCGATTATCTGGGAACTGTTGCATGACCTCGGAAGACCTGTCATCAAGTCCAGCCATGTAAACAACCTTGAGATCACCTTGTTGAACGGACGGAAGATTCTTGTTCGTGGTGCTGACAATCCTGACAGTCTTCGTGGTGTGTCTTTGACTTATCTGGTGCTTGACGAATGCGCCTTCATTAAGCAGGATGTGTGGGAGAAAATCCTTCGTGCTGCTTTGTCGGATCGCAAGGGTCGAGCATTGTTTATTTCCACTCCGTCTGGGCGTAACTGGTTCTACGATGTCTTCAATCTCGGACAGTCCGGTGAGGACGAAGAGTGGAAGTCTTGGCACTTTACCACCCAAGACAACGAAACGATTGACCCAAAGGAAATTGAAGCAGCCAAGCGAACACTAAGCTCCTTTGCTTTCAAGCAAGAGTACTTGTCTTCGTTTGACACCGCTGGTGCTGATGTCTTCAAGGAACAATGGTTCAAGACTGGAAAAGAACCTCAGTATGGTTCTTATGTGGTGGCTATTGACTTGGCAGGGTTTGAGGATGTAGCAAAGAACGCAAGTGCTGCCAAGAAAAAGCTAGATGAATCTGCAATTGCTATCGTAAAGGTGACAGATGACGGTGATTGGTTCGTACACAAAGTTGTTCATGGTCGGTGGGATATACGAGAGACTGCCGTAAATATCCTGAAGACTATCAGAGACTACGAGCCTATTGCTGTTGGTATTGAGCGTGGTGCGCTTAAGAACGCTGTGTTGCCTTATCTCAACGACTTGATGAGAAAGAACAACATCTATGCACACATTCAAGACCTTACGCACGGCAACAAAAAGAAAACTGATCGTGTTATTTGGGCGCTGCAAGGGCGCATGGAACACGGTCGTGTCACTTTTAATGAAGACGAAGATTGGGACGAACTGAAGGATCAGTTGATGATGTTCCCCACCAACGGCGTACACGACGATCTGGTGGATGCTTTGTCTTACATTGACCAATTAGCTGTCGTGTCCTACCAACAGGACTACGAAGAAGACACTTGGTATGCTCTTGATCCTATAGCGGGTGTTTAATGAAGAAATGTTTTAAATGTCTTTGTGAAAAGCCCTTACAATCTTTTCATAAACATTCCGGAATGAAAGACGGACATCTTAATAAATGTGCGGAATGTGTTGTTAAAGATGTGAAAAAGTGGAGAGAAAACAACCCAGAAGCAAGAAAACAAGAGCATGCACGAAACAGGCAAAAGAAAGGCTTTGGTACAAGAGAGCAATATTTTGCTAGGTTAAAAGAAAACGCTATTGGTAAGAAAGCATCAGCAATCAAGTATTCGCACAAACGACGCAGGGTTGTAGAAAACCAAACAATGAGCGAATTCGATGAATTTGTTATTGAAGAAGCGGCAAAACTTTCTAAGTTGCGCGAAGAAGCAACAGGAATTAAATGGCATATAGACCACATTATTCCTCTCTTCCATAAACAAGCGTGTGGATTAAACAATGCTTTTAATCTTCAAGTTGTCCCAGCAACATGGAACATAGCAAAAAACAATCGTAGCATGGAACAATACTTTGGAGCTAACTAATGAAACCTGGACTGTACGCAAACATCAACGCAAAGCGTAAACGCATTGAAGCCGGTAGCGGCGAGAAGATGCGTAAGGTTGGGGCCAAGGGTGCTCCGTCTGCCAAAGACTTCAAGGATGCGGCTAAGACCGCTAAGAAAGGTAAGAAAAATGGCTACTAAGAAGATGATCCCCATGAAAGAGTTTAAGCCCTGTCCTGGTTGTCCTACTCCGGCCAAGTGCAAGAAAGCCGGAAAGTGTTTAGCTAAGGCTAAGTAATGGCTACCAAGGACTCCCGGCTTACCCGTGCAGGCGTAAGTGGCTACAACAAGCCTAAGCGCACGCCAGACCATCCTACCAAGAGCCACGTTGTTGTGGCCAAGGAAGGAGACAAGGTTAAAACAATTCGTTTTGGGCAGCAGGGAGTTACTGGTTCTCCTGAAGGCTCTAAACGCAATGAGGCTTTCAAAGCTCGACACGCTGCTAACATCGCCAAGGGCAAGATGTCTGCGGCTTATTGGGCCAACAAGGAAAAGTGGTGATGGAATACGACAACAAGAAGGAAGAGTTTGAGGAGCCGACAGAGAACGAGAAAGAACTCACGGCTTGGATTACCGACCATATCATGCGGTGGCGTGACCATCGTGATGCCAACTACCTAGATTCTTGGCTTGAGTATGAGCGTATCTTTCGTGGGCAGTGGGATTCAAGTGATCGCACTCGTGATTCGGAACGCTCTCGCATCATTAGTCCAGCCACCCAACAAGCGGTAGAGACTCGTCACGCTGAGATTGTTGAGGCTATCTTCGGTAACGGAGACTTCTTCGACATCGAAGACGATGTTCGTGATGTTGACGGCTCTCCGCTGGACATTGAAGCCCTGCGTAAGCAGTTGATGGAGGACTTCAAGAAGGACAAGATCAAGAAGTCTGTCGATCACATCGAATTGATGGCAGAAATCTACGGCACCGGCATCGGTGAGATCGTGGTCAAGTCCGAGATGGAGTACATCCCTGCGACTCAGGCCATTCCTGGTGTAACGGATGCAGCTGCTATCGGCGTTCAGGAGCAAGAGCGTGTAGCGATCAAGCTCAAGCCGGTCAATCCTAAGAACTTCCTGATTGATCCGAACGCTGAAAGCATCGAAGAAGCCCTCGGTGTGGCCATTGAGAAGTATGTCTCTGTCCACAAGATCGTCGAAGGTATCGAAAACGGTATCTACAAGAAGGTAGACATCACCACCGAGTACCAAGATCAGGAGCTTGAGCCTACTCAAGACCCGAAACAGTTCCAAGACGACAAGGTAAAGCTGGTCACCTACTACGGTTTGGTGCCTCGTGAACTGTTGTCTGAGAACGAAGATGAAGAATACGAAGAGATTTTCCCTGAAAACTCTGTCGGTGACAAGTATTGTAACCTAGTTGAAGCCATTGTCGTGATTGCCAACGACAATTTGCTGCTCAAAGCAGAGGAAAATCCTTACATGATGAAGGATCGTCCTGTTGTGGCCTATCAGGATGACACCGTTCCGGGCCGTTTCTGGGGCCGTGGCACGGTTGAAAAGGCTTACAACATGCAGAAGGCCATTGATGGGCAATTACGCGCTCATATGGACTCTCTGGCCCTTACAACGGCACCCATGATTGCAATGGACGCTACGCGCCTACCTCGTGGAGCCAAGTTTGAGGTTAAACCCGGTAAGGCTATCCTCACCAACGGCAATCCTGGCGAGATTCTGTTCCCGTTCAAGTTCGGTCAAACCGACGGCAATGCCATGAATGCGGCTCAGAACTTCGAACGTATGCTGTTACAGGCCACCGGAACCGTTGACAGTGCAGGAATGCCCTCAAATGTGCCCCGTGACGCCGGTGCAGGTGGCATGAGCATGGCGATGGCTGGAATCATCAAGAAGTACAAGCGTACGCTGACGAACTTCCAAGAAGATTTTATGATTCCGTTCATCAACAAGGCTGCTTTCCGCTACATGCAGTTCGATCCTGACCGTTATCCGACGGTGGATATGACGTTTGTACCGACTGCTTCGCTTGGCATCCTTGCCCGTGAGTTTGAACAGCAGCAAATGATTGCCCTGTTGCAGACTTTAGGCCCGGATACGCCTGTTCTGCCTCTGATTCTGCGTGGAATCCTCCAGAACAGCAGTCTGAGCAACCGTGGTGACCTTCTGGCGGCGCTGGAGCAGATGTCTCAGCCCAATCCGCAGGCTCAAGAGGCTGCAATGCAGCAGCAACAGGCTCAGATGGCTCTGGTGCAGGCTCAGTTGCAGGAATCCCAGGCTAAGGCAGCACGGGAGCAGGCAG